GTGGGCTTGGCCCAATCTCGGCGGCGCGTGAGGAGGTGGAGGCCGCGCAGATGGCCCGAACCTACAAGGCCAAGTTCTACAGCGACGGCAGCAACCTCAAGGGCTATTTGCAGACCGAAGACAAGGTGACACCCCAGATTGCCAAGGACGCCAAGGAGGCGTGGAAGGCCACGGGCGAGGCCGGCGACGTGAAGGTGCTCGGCTCGAAACTCAAATACGTGCCGCTGGACATGAAACCGGCCGACTTGCAGTTTCTCGAAACGCAGAAATTCGATACCACGCAGATAGCCCGGTTGCTCGGCATCCCGGCAAGCATCATGCTTGCGGCCGTTGACGGTAGCAATCTCACCTACAGCAACATCGAACAGTCGTGGATTGAGTTTGCCGATTACACGTTGGCGGCTTATGCGGGCGAGATAGAAGAGCTGTTCAACCGGTTGTTGCCGAGGGGCCGCACGGCCGCGTTCGACTGGGACAGCAGCCGCCGCGCCGACATGGCCGACCGGTTCAACGCCTACAGGACGGCGATAGAGGCCGGATGGATGGACGTCGACGAGGTGCGCGCAAGGGAGGCGCTGCCGCCGCTTATCCCGGCACCGCAACCGGAACCACAGACACAGGAGGCTCAGAATGAAGCATGAAATCGGATTACGGGGCGTGTGCCTGAGAGCCGCCGAGGATGGCGATGGCCGCACGTTGGAGGGCGTGGCCGTACCCTACGACAGCATTATCAGCACATGGGACGGGGCCGAGACGTTCGACCCCGATTGCGTCTTCGAGGAATCGGAATCTGCCAAGCTCTGCTACCAGCACGGGGAGCTTATCGGCCGCATCACAAACGCGGAACCGCAGACAGACGGCCTGCACATCACGGCGCATATCAGCGACACGCAGCGCGGCCGGGACGTGGTGGCCCTGTTGCGCGACGGCGCTTTGGACTCGCTCAGCGTCGGCTTCGTGCCCATCGAGGACGAGACCGACAAGCAGGGCGTCACCCACCGCAGGCGCGTGCGCCTTTTGGAGGTGTCCGTGGTGTCGTGGCCCGCCTACGAGGCCGCGAAGATCACTTCGCAGCGCGCCGCCGACGGAACCCACGAAAAAGTGTCCGAAACCGGAGACCAGAAAGGAACCAGCATGGACAATGACGAAATCACCGAGAAGCTGAACGGCATCATGGACGAGCAGCGCAGTCTCAAGGCCGCAATCGCCAAGACGGGCAACCATGAGCCGGCCAAGATCATGGGAAGCGAGTACCGGACGGCGGGCGACTACCTCCAGGCGCTCTACCGTGGCGACCCGGAGGCCGTGCAGCTGATGCACGAGTGCCGCGACCTGATCGCCACCGGCGACACCGGCAACAAGGTCGCATGGATTAGGGATGATCTGCGCCTGATCGAGCAGCGCCGCAAGGTCACGAACATCCTGACCCACGACACCCTCCCCGACAAGGGCATGACGATGGAATACAACGTGGTCGCGACCGACACTACAGCGGTGGCCCAGCAGGCGACGGAGGGCGGCGACCTCCAGTTCGGCAAGGTCACGTTCGGCACGAAGAGCGCGGCCATCAGCACCTACGGCGGCTACACGACCCTGAGCCGCCAGACCATCGAGCGCAGCACCACGCCCATGCTCAACACCGCGCTTGCGGCTTTGCGCAACGCATACGCCAAGGCCACCGAAAACGCCGTGCGCAAGTATCTTTACGACACCATCGCCTCGCAGCGCGACGCGGCGCAGAACCCGAACGCCATCGCCGCGCCCGCCGCGCTCACGGCCATGACCATCGACCAGTGGGCCGGGCTGATCATGGACGCCGCCGAACTGGCCGACGACCGCAACGTGAGCCTGACCCGCCTGGGCGTATCCAAGGACGTCATGGCCGCACTGATCAAGCTCAAGGACACCGGCAGCCGCTTCTTCGACCTCTCCGGCGACGGCTCGGACACGCTGGGCGACTTCGATCTTACGGGCATCGCGGGCAAGTTCCTGCGCGTGCCGGTGCAGATGCTGCCCAAGGCCCCGGCCGGCACCGCTTGCTTCATCGACCCGGAGGCCGTGACCGTGTGGGAGTCGGGCGGCCCTACCCAACTCTCCGACGGCGACCCGACCAAGCTCACCGAAAACTATTCGGTCTACGGCTACATGGCCGTGGCGGCCACGCACCCGCTCGGACTCATCCCCGTCAAGTTCGCCGCAACGTCGGAAGGCAAGTGACATGGCCGACAACTGGACGGCCTACGAGCAGCCGGTGAGGGACGAAATCAACGTGCCCTACGGCGACGACGAGCGCGTGCGCCGCGCCATTCAAGCGGCCATCGGCTACGTCAACGGCGCGTTGGGAGGCCAAACAGTGGGACAGGAGGTCATGACGGACTGCGTGACCTCCTGCGCCACCGACCTCTACAACAGCCGCGACGCCAGACTTGGCGTCATGAGCGTGGGCGACGGCACTTTGGAGCCGTTCAGGGTCAGCACCGACCCGTTGCGCAGCGTATGGCCGAAGCTCAACGCCGCCGGCGTGCTCACAGGGAGCGTGGTGATCGCATGAGCGACCGGATAGCCACGGAACGCCAGGAGCTTGCTGGCATGGTGGAGGCCGCGCTGGGCGAGCTCGGGTCGTTCGTCACCGGCGACGTGGCCAAGGCCCGGCCGCTGCCTGGCATGGTGGCCGTGTTCATCGAGCCCCCTGACATCGATTACCCCATGTGGGGCGACAAACCAGAATGCACATGGCGTCTCGACCTCTTGGCCGGCACGCCCGCGACGCAGGCCGGCGCGTTCGACCCCATCACCAAGGCCATCGGCCTTTTGGCCGAAGCCGGCCTGAACATCGCCACCGCGCGCCCCGTCACGTTTTCCCTTGCGGGTGCGGGCACGCTGGCGAGCTACCAGATCACACTCAACCCATTGGACATGCAGGAGGAATAAATCATGGCAGCCAAGATTCGCACTCTCGGCGAGGGCAAGCTGAACATCACCGACACGACAAACGCGCGTGACTTCAGCGGCGACGTCACCAAGGTGCAGTTGGTCGCGTCGAACAGCAGCGAGGACCCGGTGAACTTCCTCGACGGTTCGCAGGAGACCAGCACGACGACCAGTTGGACGCTCGAAGGCACCATCGTCGACGACTTCGGCGCGAACTCGCTGAGCCTGTGGTGCTTCGACCACGCGGGCGAGACGCTGCCGTTCGAGTTCGTCCCGAGCATCAAGGGCGGAATCAAGTGGACCGGAAACGTGGAAATCAGCCCCGTGAGCGTGGGCGGTGACGTGAAGAGCAAGAACGCGAACGATTTCAGCTTCCCCGCCACCAACGTCGACCACGCGCCTTACACCAATTCGGTCTCCGAGTGACGGACAAGGCGGCCTATGTGGTCGGGCAGAAACGGTTCGTGCAGACCATGCGCAAGGCCGGAGCGGACATGCAGGCGTTGAAGGGCGTCAACCGTGAGGCCGCCGACATCGCTTTGCGTAGCGTGCTGCCGCTCGTGCCCGTCGGCAAAACCGGACACCTCAAGCAGAGCGTGCGCGTCGGGGCGACCATGAAGGCCGGCGTGATACGCGCCGGCCGCAAGACGGTGCCCTACGCGGGCGTCATCAACTACGGTTGGCCCGCGCGCGGCATCAGACCACGCCTGTTCGTCAACAATGGCGTTGCCTCAAGCGAGAGCATGTGGCAACGCCCCTACAAGCGGTTCATCGAACAAACATTGAAGCAGATCAGGGGAGCATAACCATGAACGATATGAAAATCACCTACACCGACGGGCATGTGGATGAGGTGCGCACCCAGTCACCGGCCGTGCTGACGCGCATGGAGGAGCACGCGCAGCTGGCCGGCTGGAAGCCGGGCGAGGCGAGCCAGATTCGCATGACGTTCTACGCGGCCTACATCGCCGTGCGATTGAGGCAGCTCACCGAACTGAAGTACGAAGAGTGGCTGGACACCGTGGACAACGTGACCCCTCTCAAGCACGAAGAGGCGGAAACCGGAAACCCTACCGTCTAGCCGCATGGCCTGACGACTCGCTCGGACGCCTCTCGTGCGTGCTCGCCCGCAACTTCGGCGGCACGCCATGGCAGTGGCGAGAGGAGGCCAGCGAGCTTGATTGGGGCACGTGCGTGGAAATCCTGATGCAGGAAGCCGAGGAACTGGAGGAAGCTGAAAATGGCTCATAGCGCGATAATGTCCGTGAGAATCACGGGCAACAGCGACGACGCCGTGAAGGCGTTCCAGAAGGCCACCAGCAAGGCGGCGGCGTTCGGCAGCTTCATGGGCGGTGCCGCGTTGAAGGGCGTGACCGCGTTGTGGGACAAGCTCAAGGACTTCGGCGGCGCTGTCATCGACATGAGCGACAGCACCGACAAGTTCGTGCAGACCATGAACTTCGCGGGCATCGACACGTCGAACGTGGAGAAGGCGTCACAGGCGGCGCGCGACTACGCCGACCGCACCGTGTACGACCTCTCAACGATACAGAACACCACCGCCCAGTTGGCCGCGAACGGCATCAGCGACTACACCGGTTTGACCGAGGCGGCGGGCAACCTGAACGCCGTGGCGGGCGGCAACGCCGACACGTTCAAAAGCGTGGCGATGATGCTCACCCAGACGGCTGGCGCGGGCAAGCTCACGACCGAGAACTGGAACCAGTTGGCCGACGCCATCCCCGGCGCTTCGGGCAAACTCCAGGAAGCCATGTTCAAGAACGGCGCGTACACGGGCAATTTCCGCGACGCGATGGAAAAGGGCGAGATATCGGCGGACGAGTTCAACAAGGCCATCATGGACTTGGGCATGAGCGACGTCGCCAAGGAAGCCGCCTCGAGCACGAAGACCATGGAAGGCGCGTTGGGCAATCTGGAAGCCGCCATAACAGGCGGACTCACAGACGCGTTCGACCTGTTCAAACCCACGGTGACCGGAGCGCTCACCGAAGCCGCCGACAGCGTGAGCGATTTCGCCGCGAAAGCCACCGGAGGATTGAAGCAGTTCACCGACTCCATAAGCAAGACCGGCGCGTTCCAATCCCTCACGGACACCGTGAAGGCCGTGGGCGGCGCGCTCGGCTCGATGGGCCAGGCGTTCTCCGACATCGCCACCACGATAGCGCCCGGACTGCAAGGATTGTCCGACGCGGGAAGCATCGGCACCCAGTTGGGCGACGCGTTCAACGGCGCGGCCGGTATCATCCAGGCGGTGGCCGACAAGCTCACCCAGTTCGGTGATTGGGTCAGCGCGAACGCCGAACCCATCGCGGGCGCGCTGGTGGCCATCGGCGGCGGACTCGCCGCGTTCAAGGTGGCCAGCGCCATCAGCGCCGTGGTGGCCGCGTTGCAGGGCTTCAGCATCGCCGCTGCCGCCGCCGAAGTGGCGCAATGGGCGTTGAACGTCGCCATGAACGCGAACCCAATCATGATCGTGGTCACCGCCATAGGCGCGTTGGTGGCCGCGCTGGCGTGGTTCTTCACCCAAACCGAAACCGGGCGCAACATCTGGAGCCAGTTCACCGCGTTCATGGGCGGATGCGTGAACAACATAATCGGTTTCTTCCAAGCGTTGCCCGGCAGAATCGGCGCGTTCTTCCAGAACGCGGCACAAGGCGCGCAGAACGCATGGAACGGCGTGGTCGGCTTCTTCTCCAGCATCCCAGGCCGTATCCTCTCCGCATTGGGCAACGTGGGCGGCCTGCTCGTGAACGCCGGCAAAAGCATCATCGACGGTTTCCTACGGGGATTGAAAAGCGCATGGGACGGCGTGACCGGTTTCGTGGGAGGCATAGCCGACTGGATCACCTCGCACAAGGGGCCGATCAGCTACGACCGTCGCCTGCTGATCCCGCACGGCAAAGCCATCATGGCGGGCTTCGCCCAGGGACTTGAAACAGGTTTCCAAGGCAAGGTGAGGACCGCCATCGCATCCGTCAACGCCAGACTAGCGTCAACGAGCATGTCCGCCATGCTCAACGGAACACGGGCGGGCTTGGCGGGCACGACCGTGGTCAACAACTACGAGGTGCACATCGACGGCACCGTGGTGGACCCGGACGGCACCGCCAAGGCCATCCGCAAACTCCTAGCCGATTACGAGGGGGTGCGACGCTGATGGCACAACAACCATTCATGTACTTGGACACCGGCGACGGGTGGAAGCCGGTCAACGACCATCGGCAGGACATCGCCGCGTTGGATGATTTCACGATTTCGTGGGGAGCCGACGAACCCGTGAGCCAACCCGATCCGGCGGTGCTCACGTTCGACCTGATCGACCGGGCTGGCGACTTGGCCGGCAAGGCCGTCACATTGTCGGGCTCGCGCGTGCTGGTGCAACTCAGCGCGGAACCCACGTGGGACATGCTGCCCGACAGCATGGGCGCATGGGAGCGGATACGCGGCACCATCGCCCAACTGCACCAGCAATACGTGCCCACGGCACCGGAGGCTCCGGGCGAGAACGTGCCCACCCTGTTCATCGGCACGATAGGCCATGGCGGCACCGTCACCGACTTGGGCAACAGGTGGCGCATCCATTTGACCGCCACAAGCCTGATGGTCATGTGGAAACGCCTGCAATCACAAGGCCCCACCAGTGGTGAGGCGAAGCACGCGGGACGCCATTGGGTCGGCACCCCGGCCGCGCGGTTGGCGGAACTCAACAAGCGCGCCCAACAGGCGGGCGCTCCCATAGCCGAACCCCAATCGTTGCAATTGCCCCCGGCAGTCGCCACGTACAAGACCGACGATTACCCGTCGCAACTTGACTTGTTGTCGCGCATGTACGCGCACGTCATGCCCGCGCCCGCATGGTACGAGCATTACAAGGGTGAAACCATCACCCTCCGCCCGCTGTCGTTGGCCGGATCGGTGCAGGTGCATGTGGGCGTGGATGGCATGCCGTATGTGCTCGTGGACGGCCAACACCGTGACACGTTGCCGGCGAATCTCGTGGCCGGCGATTTGGGACTGTCCATCATGGAGCCGGTCACGCAGGCCGTGGCCAAAACCAAACGCGCGAAGAACAACGACGGCATGGTGGAATACGACGACATGGAAACCGTCTACACGGATTTGAGCCGTCTGCCCACACGGCTCACGGACACGCAGAAAAGCGTCACGGCCGATTCGGACGCCGTGGCCGGCGACGACTCCGGTGGTTTGCACACGGGCGGCACGTTCGCCCCGTCCGACGCGCAACGGCAGGCGGCGGCGTCGTGGATCGTCACGCACGACACCCGGCTGCGCAACGAGTCCATTAAGTTCATTGGAACGAACCTAGATCCGGTGTCGTTCCCGCACCTGTTCCGTCCCGAACCCTCCGGTCCCGTGCTTATCACCGGCATACGTTTGAGCACGTTGACCGGCATGGACGGGCGACCGGCGTTCTCCGGCGCGTTCACGACCATCGGCGGGCGCATCACGTTCACCCACAAGCGGGGCATGACCCATGAAGTGACCATGTACCCGCTCGACTCCACAGCGAACACCGGCATGCGCTGGCAGGACTTCACGGACTGGCCGGCCACCTTCGCGCAATGCGTGTTCACGTTCGCGGAATTGACAGGGTTCACAGTTTTCGACAAACCGACAACCACGACCGGCATCGACCGGCCGAACTGGGAAGGAAACCAAGAATGAAAACCACACCCATCTACGGCATCAGCTACATAGAAGGCGGCGACCTAGTATCGAACGCGGCCGCCGGTTTCCGTAAGGCGGCGGAAACCACGGAAGCCGCGTTGAAACTGGTGGACCAGCGTTCGACCATCGCGGGCGTGAAGCCCGCCATAGCGGGCACGCTCGCCACGCTCGCTGCGATGAGAGGCGCCATCGGCCAAACCGGCTACGTGACCTCAGACGGCAATAACAACGGGCCTTACTGTTGGAACGGTTCGGCATGGGTGAAATACGCGCAGAACACGCAAATCGACTCATTGCAATCGCAGATCGCCGCGATAACGCAGGGTTATGAGTTCGGCGTGGCCGACGCAAGCACCGATCAAAACGGTGTGGCCACCGTCGATTGGGTCCGACACTCCACGTCTCCTCAGGTAATGCTGGTGATGCTGGCGAGAACGTCGTCCGATGAGCTCAACCGATTCCTGAGCCCAATGGTGTACGAGCTGACCAATAATGGCGCTCAGGTCAGGTTCCGCAGGAACGATAGCAACGCCTGGGCCGCCAATCAGCCGACGAAGTTCTACTGGCTCGCCCTCTGGAAGTAGGTCACCAGATGGCTAGGTAAGAGAACGTGAGCGGCCAGGACTCGGCCCAGTTGTGCGTGTCCAGACGCCAGAAACGCACTTGGAACCCGGTGTCGCCGATATCCCACACTATCGGGTTGAAGATTCTGGCTCTGTCGTCGCCGTCTTGGGAATTTCTGACGCGGGTTACGAGCACGGCCTTGGGTTTGGTCTTGTGCTTGGCGAACTTGACCGAGGCCGCACCCAACTGTGTTGTCTGGAGGGTGACGGTGCCGGACTCGTAACCCTGCGTTATCCCGTCTCATTTGAAAGGAAACATGGTGGATTTCATCACCGCGATAGCCGGCGCGTGCGGCGTCGCGTTCGGCGCGGCCGTGCAGGCCGTTGTGGCGTGGCTCAACAACAAAGCCACCCACGAGGAAAACAGCGCCGACATGCTCCACGAAGCGCAAACAGAACTCAAGGACACCATGGCCGACATGAATCTGTTGTGGGAGCATAACCGCGCTCTCATAGACCACATATACAGGGGCGCGCCACCACCCCCGCCGAACCCGCCCGAAGGCTTGTTCAAACACGACAACTAAAAGGACACAACAATGGCATTGAACATCAAACAAGTGCCCAGCCCGAACCATTACAACGGGCGCAACGGGCATCGGGTGACTCACATCACCCTGCACATCATGGTCGGCCGTCTCGCCGGCACCGACGCCGTTTTCCAGCGGCCGAGTTCGCAGGCTTCGGCCCATTACGGCATCGGCGGCACGGGTGAGATTCACCAGTACGTGAGCGAAGCCAACGGCTCATATTCCGACGCGAATTTTTCGAGCAACAACAGCACCATCAGCATCGAGCATGAAGGCGGCATGGCCGGTGTGCCCATGACCGACGCATGCGTGGAGGCGTCCGCACAGTTATGCGCGGACATTAGCCGCCGTTACGGGCTCGGCAAGCTCTGGCACGACGGGTTGAACGGCAACGTGTGGCTACACCGCGAGATACCCGGCACCGACCATTACGGATGCCCCGACCGAGCACCGAACGGTCTGCCCGTCCAACGGGTCATCGACCGCGCCAACCAATTGTTAACCAATCCATCTAGTCAAGGAGAAACAGAAATGAGCACAGCACTGGTTATCTGGGACGACGACAGCGGCGTGGGCTACTACTGGAGCCCCGAAACCGGCCGCGTCGGCCTATCACACCCGGACCAGGTCGTGGTGTTGAAGAACGCCGGCGTGAAAGAGATTCACAGCAGCAATAAAGCCCCGTGGGCGGCGCGCGCCGATCAAATCAGCCAACTCGTGCAGGCCAAGACGACCGCGTACGAGAAGGCTCAGACGGCCGCATTGGAGGCCATGGCCAAGAGCATCGGCGCGGACCCGAACACCATCGCCGACACCGTGCGCAAGGCCGTGGAAAGCAAGTTGGCCACGCTCGACATCCAGATCACCACCAAGGACAAGGGGACGGGCAAATGAGCGACCCCGTGAACACTCCGGGAGTGGCCGACCACAAGGCCACCGGCAGCACGGACGCAGAGAAAGGCTACACACCCGTGTTCAACAACACCGTGCGCACCATCGCGTATGTGGCCGGTCTCATCGCCGTAGCGGTCGGTTTCGGTTTCACCCAGTTCGGTGACCCGACCGTGGGCGATTACATCACCACCGTGGGCGGTCTTATCGCTGGTGGTTTCGGCGTGGCATACAATCCGCTGCGCATGGCCGGAAAGTAGCCCATCATGACGATGGTACACATACGATTACGCGCCCCGACCAACGGCGGCACCTGTGCCGGCGTCGGCATGGTCGTGTTCCAACCATCCGCCCGTCATACCGACGACGCAAGTGTGGTGTTGCCCGACACGTTCACCGTAGTGCTGGACGAAGAAGGCGAAGCCACCGTGGACATCCAGCCCACCGGTCCAGACTGGTGTTGGAAAACCGACGAGCAAGTGCCCTACGGGTCTATTCGCTGGTTCACCGTGCCCGACACGGCCGGCACGCTGGAATACGCGGAACTTACGGACGTGGACCCGCGCACGTTCAAACCGGGACGCAACCTCGCCGCATGGCAGGCCGTCACCGGCGACATCAAAACCATGATCGACAGCATGCCCCGGTTCCTCACCGGGCACGGCTCCCCGACCATCGACGGCAAGCCGGGTGACATCTACCTCGACTTGGACACCATGGACCTCTACACCAACAACCAAGAAAGGAACTAACCATGACATTCGGAAAAATCGGCAGCCTACGCGGCGAACAGGGACCACAGGGCCCACGCGGACCCGAGGGACCGCAGGGGCCGAAGGGCGACAGGGGCGATCCGGGCCCCGCCGGAGCCAGGGGCGAAACCGGCGCGCAAGGCCCCGCCGGAGCCAGGGGCGAAACCGGCGCGCCCGGCCCCGCAGGTC